CTGGCACCCTTACATCTGGTATTGGTACTGCACTGTTAAAAGCGCCAAACCCACTTGCAAAAATTGCTGGTGGTGCGCTGATGTTAGCTGGTACCCAAATCCCAGGCATGGCAGCCAGTGGTGCTGAGTCTGTTCGCCAGAAAGTAACTGGTGAGCCAACGAAAGGCAAGGAGCAAGAATTCAGTACGCAAATGGCCATGCGTGGTCAAATGCTACAGCAAGACCTTACGTCTCTTGAGCGTACTCTTGGTGTTAATTTAAATGCAACCAAAGATCTTGCTAAGTTTTATTCTGATCAAGATCTGTACAATCTTCAGCGGATGGAGCCAGTGCTTGCTCGCATGAAGAATAATGAGGTTGTTCGTCAGCAAGCACTGATGAATACTCAAGGTCAAAACTATGCAATGCTTGGCACACTCGCAACAGCAGGACAACTTGCAACTGGAGCGCAAGCCGAACGTGGTGCATTAATGCGTACTGCGTTAACTGCTAATCCATATGCATCTTCCACCTTGCAAGCACCTTCTATTTCTTACGGGTGATTGACATGACATATTCATATGAAGGAATTAATTTAAGCGGAGGCAATCCTTTGGTTGCCGGTAAGTATGGCGGATTAATGTCTCGGTTTGATCCAGAAGAAGCCAAAGCATACAAAGAAGCTTTGGGTGAGTACGGACCACTGATTTACACTTTAGAAAAATCTCGTGAACGAGAGGCAGACCCTGAATACATTAGAGGGCAGCTGGCTCCAATTGAAGAGATGCTGAACCGCCGTGGCGAAAAACAACAGATGTTTGGTTTGCAGTCTAATTTAATTGGTGCAGGTTTAAATGCAATAAATAAAATTCCCGATACAATGCTTGCAATGCGTGCAATTCCACTGCAAGAAATGGCATATCAAACTAGGAATATTCCGAATATTATTGGTCAATACTCTCCGACTTCCTACGGTTCTCTTCAGTATCGCCTCGCTGGGGGCAGGAGTTAATTATGTTTGGTATCGCACCCGCCGCATTTAATCTTCCAGGCCTAGCAGGAGCTGGCGCATTGGGCTCTGGTGCAGCAGCAGGAGCCGGTGCCGCTGGTGGGCTTGCAGGGCTAGGCGCAGCACTTGGTGGACCGATTGGTTGGGCAGGATTAGGTCTTAGCGCTCTTGGTTCTGTTGGTAATTTATTTGGTGGTCAAGCTGCGGCAGACAGAGCTCAACAACAGATGGAAGATCAGTTTGTCACAAACCTTGGAATGAGTTTTCTTGGTCCAGATCTTGCACAACGTCGTGATGCTATGCGTGCACGCGATGAACTTGCTGTCGCTGGATCCTTGCCTGCACGCCAAATTGAAGCCCGTGATTTTCGAAAAGAATTAGCTGGTAAATATGCTGATCCGTTTACACGTGCATTTGCTGGACGTATGTCTGGTGCCACCACCGCATAAACATCATGTACGACGACATCCAATCTTTTCTCGAAGATCTTATTGAATCAAAAACAAAGGCTCGTCCCAGTAGTTCTGTACGTATTGCAAAACAACGTATTGGATATGGCGAAGACCCCATGGTTGCCGCCAGGGAATTTGAAACGTATGCGCTAGGCCAAGGTTGGAAACCCAAGCGTGTTGCAAGAGGGGTTCGCCGTATTCAAGATACTGAAACTCAACCAATTGCGGCCGAAAAATATAAATACGCTCCAACATTAGTTGAACGGACTTATCGTGATTTACTTGGCCGTGCTCCAACTCAAAGTGAAATTGAAAGCAACATTGCATATGCCGGTGCAAAACGAGTAAATCCTGGTGACGTAGGTGCGTTTGAAGCTTTGCTTAACGAATCATTGATGTCTTCTCGCGAAGGAATGGCAAAAATTAAAACACCAGAAGACATTGAGTACGAGCGTAAGTATGGCCCAATTCCTGTTGTAGACGGCAATCTCCAACGTGGTATGGTGGTGTTCCGTCCGGACAAAGTTGCGACCATTAATAAACAATTGCGTGAAGCAGCGTTTTCTCCAATCGCTGGATTGAATTTATCGGTATAGTAAATACGGATATTGTTTAAATTTAATGCTTGAGGATTTTTCGTTAATTAAAGACGTATTGCGTAGAAATTCAAATATTGAAATCAGGCGTTCTGTTATACATGGCTGGGGAGTTTTTGCTAAACAAAAAATTAAGCAATACACGTTGCTGGAAGAAGCCCCATATTTTGCCGTTCCAGATGAGCAATTAAGTTATGCTCCAGAGTGTGAACGTTATTCTTATTGGTTGACAGATAACAGTCAGTTGATAGGGATGGGTTATGCTGGATTGTATAACCATAGTGACTCTGCAAATGCGTCTTATGAAATTGATTATGTGAATCAAGTGATTCGTCATTATTCAATTTTTGACATAGAAGCAAATCAAGAGATCACACTTGACTATGGCAAAGAAAACGTTGATCGTTTTAACTTGAATTAAGGAGGCTTTTTAAGATGTCAATGGGAGGCATGGGTGGCGGCGGCGGAGGAATGTCAGGTGGCGGCGGTGGCGGCGGAGGAATGTCAGGTGGCGGCGGTGGCGG